GCACCCTTCAAGATTGGAAAGTGTTTACGTTCAATTGAGATGGGTTGCGGACCCGGAAAATAATCCTTGCTTCCCCAAACATGATGAATGAATTTTACAACATGTTCACGAAGTGGTGACGACATACTTTTTATAACTATTTAAACTTTAATTACTTTTAACCCCCGCGGCACTCAAGATGTTGCTTATACATTCATGCGTATAAGTCATGGTCAACTTAGCTGCTGTAAATGCATATATCTTGACACCTTGTTCCAACAAGGTATCAAACATTTTAGAAGCTGTAAACTTTTTACACTTTTTAAGTGTATTCTTAGAAAACATAACCCATGCACGAGCTTCGGTCTTTTTCACCTTATAGACATCTTTAGAAACTTTTTGACCAACCTCCGTATCGAAATTGAGACCCATCTGTGACACTGGTTCCTTAGATCCTTCTTTTACCTTATGTCTAAAGAGACCCCAATCAACACCGTCTACTACACCTGGAAAGACAAGGACTCCCACACCATCGTGGGGTTTGAAGAGTTCTTTGATTGAATCTTCATCCACATTGATTCCAAAATCAATGAAAAAAAGCCGATCACATCTAGATATACATCTCTTGATCATTTCAGCTTTTTCAAATGGATCATCATTCACATATAAAATCTCATTTTGAACACTTTGTTGAATACATTGAATGTTCATCTTAAGAATTGTGTGAAGTGTTTTGACCGAACATGATTTTGAACGAGTCACGATAAGTGTGCAAAACTTCATATTACAGATAATTTGTGGCTAAGCCTTAAGCCTATCATTTAGGCAACCACTAAAGGGGAGATTTCCGACATGACCAAGTGTTGTATTGATATCCGCATAGATCTTACCATCACATTGTTGCCAACGGCGACAGAATGCATAATCTTCGGAAAGATACCTCTTTGAACCTGGATCAATCATACAGTCAAAGCATGCGTGATAATCATCAAAGTCTCTGTTTTGATGGTCATTCTTGCACCATAACTCTGGAAACTTATCCTCCAACTTTTTGAAGACTTCTCTCTTAATGCACATAAATCCTGTAGGTCCGTCTAGAATTGGGATAAACCCGTTTTCTACAGCAATCCTTTGTGCACCAAAATTTACGACGAGACTAGATGAAAGCATTGCCATGTTACGCTCATCACCACCTTCTACAGCCTTAGCAGCTTGGTCCCACATTACAACTTTCTTTGGGTAGCACGCGACACTAATATCATGACCGGAGCGAATGAGACGAACAACGGATTCTGCTTCAAAGTCAACGTCAGCATCGATAAACATGAAGTACTCACAATCCGTCTTTTGCATGAAGCGACCCACGGCTACATTTCTTGCACGATGCACGAGTGATTCATTTTCGGTAGTATCGAGGTAAAGTTGAATTCCTTCTTTTACAAGTAGCAGTTGAAGCTTGATAATACTAGACATATACTTCTCTAAACAGAGTCCACCATAACATGGTGTGGAAAGGAACAATCTCGTCATCGTTTACTATGAAAGACCTTTAACCTCTAAGTGTTTTTTGATAATATTCTCAATCTTGTTCAATGTGGGTACGGACACAGAACACTTCTCACACACTTGCGTCTTTGTCATCTCTGGACTAAGGACAATATAGATAATTGCAGATGCAATACTATTGGGTGTCTTACTCATCAACTCCACGCAGTCATCCGTCGCGTTACACATTTTGTTACACCTCAATCTCTGATCCCTGGTGATATCGAAAGAATTGAGAAGCCTTTGCATCACATCGTGGGCCTTCGTCACGTAGTTCTTCTCCGTGATACCCATGATGGTATCTTTGAATATTTGAGTCGTACGACTGATATCCTTGGGTTGTATCCCAAACATATCCGAAATTTCTTTTGTTGTTCTAGAAACCTGCGCAAGACGACACGCGTATAAAACGCAGTTCGCTTTGATTCCAAGTCTCACAGCTCCGCGAGTCAACTTCCCATCGTTGAACTTTCTGTACATCATCTTAGCATCCTTAAGGACTGTGTCTGGTAGGGTATGACAGGCTTCATCAATGTCACGATACGCGTGGAATAGAGATCTGTCCTTATGATTCATTGACATGTGAAAGTTTATTTTTGCCATTCTCTTATTCTCATAGGTTGAGGAACGTTGGGTTGAAATAATCGTACCCTTTCCCCAATTTTGTGAAAACAATTCTGGATTCGGGTTAGGATTCCCGCACCGAGAGGGATCGTTTACACGACCGTCATCTGTGATACCACTTGTCCACTCCGCTGTATCATCCACAAAGTTATCTTCAATAAGACCACACTCCGAACATGTTGGAAGACCCTCTGGTGAATAAATCTTCACCCCCGAACATTCACGACAAAAATTTCTATTCACTGGCTTTTCTTCAGGTTTTTTTGGTAATAATTGGTCTATTTCAGACCATATAGCTGCCAGCATCTTGGTATAAATGAGGGCTATCTTTTTTAGTTTTTAGAATTACGCGTTGAAACTTAGGTTATCCGCTTGCAATTTAGCCATTGCTTCAATCGCATCAACGCGTTCCTTAAAACTTCTCGCGCCTGGGGAAGATGGAGTCCATTCATTCCATTCTCTGTCAATAGATGCTTGGTTTGGTGGTGGTATGACTTCTCCGTCAATCTCGTTATCTGAGACTATAAAACCGTCCATCTCAGAGTCTGTTTCGTTATCGTCATAAATCTCTGAATCAGAGTCTTCGATATCAATCTCAGAGAGGTGCGCAAACATCCCGTTACCGAGGGACTTCATTTCCAAATCTTGAAAAGTTGTTCCACTTGGGTGGTGTTCCATCAAACTCTCGTAAGGTGCGGGATTTAGGTCACCGTCTTCTAATTGATATACACAGGCCGACTTATAAATGAGTTCGGTGGGGTTCAGGTATTTGACTCCAAGAGTCAGGCCAGTGTTCATTCCAACAACGGCGAACATCTCATCTTCCATGTCATCTTCGTTTACTAATAGTTTCACTATATCATCTTGAATTATCTCAGAGGGCACAATCATGCTTAGAGTTTTCAGGCAAAAAATTATCAGGGATAATATCACAGATGAAAGTTGTTATTTATTCGAAGGAAGGATGTCAGTATTGCGACCACGCAAAAGACCTATGTGAGTCTGAGAGTCTTGACCATGAAAAAATCATGGTGGACAATGAGGAACTAAAAAAGTTGTGTGGTGGTTCAGTGACAACCTACCCTCAAATATTTATCGACGGAAATCACATCGGAACATACTTTGATTTTCAAGACTACATACAAGATGAATACGAACCAATTCTATCTCCTACCCTAAACAGATTCACCGTCTTCCCCCTGAAGTATCCAGAACTTTGGGAGCTTTACAAGAAGGCTCAAATGTCCAATTGGACCGCTGAGGAAGTGGATCTCTCCAAGGATATAGACGACTGGAAAACACTCAATGATAATGAACAGAAGTTTATAAAGTATATCCTGGCATTCTTTGCTGGATCCGATGGAATTGTTTTTGAGAATATCAATAACAATTTTGCTGATGAGGTGCAAATCTCTGAAGCTCGCTCATTCTATGCGTACCAGTGCCATAACGAGATGGTCCACGGTGAGACGTATTCCAAGTTGATTGACAAATACATCAAGGATCCCACTGAGAAGAAACAACTTTTCGAGGCTATTCAAACCGTACCTTGTATCGAGAAGAAGGCTCAATGGGCCATGAAGTGGTTTGATACTTCTCGCCCATTTGCTGAACGCCTCTTTGCGTTTGCATGTGTTGAGGGTATCTTCTTCAGTGGTTCGTTCTGTGCGATCTACTGGTTGAAGAAGAGGGGTCTCATGCCTGGTCTCTGCTTCTCTAATGAACTCATCTCCAGGGATGAAGGTCTTCATCAAGAGTTTGCCGTTGAACTTTTCAAACTCTTAAGAAATAAACCCTCAACAGAGACTATTCACTCCATTGTGAGGGAGGCTGTTGAAATTGAGAAGGGATTCATCCTTGATGCCCTTCCATGTAATCTCATCGGTATGAACTCTGATAAGATGTCTGAATATATCGAGTACGTTTCGGATCGCCTTCTCAAACAGATTGGTCAGCCACCAATTTGGAACTCCAAGAATCCTTTTGATTTCATGGAGAACATCAGCTTAGATGGTAAGACGAACTTTTTCGAGAAGAGGGTAGGTGATTACGGGAAAATGGATGACACATCGGATGACATTGGGTTTGACGAAGAATTTTAATCTTGTAATAATATAAATGTCGCAGACTGCCATAATTGGTGTAACTGTTTTAATGTTATGTTGTTCATCATCAGTGGGAGCATTCTTTTTGATACCATCAGAAGAGGCTGCCCTGGGACCCACACCAGGACCCACACCAGGGCCCAGCCCTGGACCCTCAGCTCCCGTCCTCCCAAGTGGTCAGTATGTGAAGTTAGTGCACACTGTTGCCTATGACGCGAATGCGAAGAAAGATAACGGGACAACAGAGGGTGATATCAATGATAAGAATAAGGTTCTGAATCTCGCCGAACTTGAAGTGTTTGCTCCAAGTGGTACCACCAACTTAGCAGCGGGTAGGACTGTGACAGGTAATTCACAACATTCAGCCACTCATGGATTTATAAACCTTGTGGATGGTAATATGACAAACTTTGCTCATACAAAGGGTCGCGGAGCTACAGAGCTTGATTTCTTACAGGTTGATTTGGGCTCCGTTCAGGAAATTGGTAAGATTAAGATTACTAACCGAACTACTTGCTGTAAAAAGCGGGCTGTAGGTATTAAGGCTCAGATTATCGGGTCGGATGGCACGACAGTAGTTAAGGAAACACCCGCTATTAGCACTACCGCTGATACATATACTTTCACATTCCCCGGAACTGCATGGGCTTAATAAACATTTTACTATCAATTTATCCAAATTGACTGGAAAATGCACGAATTTTAATTGATTTACATAGACACTGGCTCACCCAAATCCATAGAACCGAGATGAAGACCGGTATCAACAAATGGCTCATCCACCATACCTGGTTTCATGGTAACGTCAGCTTGTCGTATAGGTTTGACAACAGCCTTCTTGTCACCACACCCACATGCACCCCCTTTCTTCACGAAGGGTTTAGATTCCTTCTTGACGTTCATCATAGCCCAAACAACTAGGATGAATACAACGGAATGTACAAGAAGACCCACTGTAGATGGGCAACCTGTAGGTGTCGCGATACCTGGACCGAGGACTCGCCTGACCAGTCGGAACGTTTCAGGGTTGGCAATCACAAAGAATGTGAGACCAGAGATAAGGGAGGTGTTGAACTTCTCCTGTTGCTTTTGACCGTCACAACCGCATCCACAATCTTTAAAAAGAATACCCATGATTATATTTGAAATATACAAACAAAAAAAATAGCTTAAAGTCAAACCACCTAATATAAATATAACCCACTACAAACAATGTCGCTCACTATCCAACGATCCTCTGATTTCTCTGCCAGTTCTGTTGGCTTCTCAAAACTTCGTAAGAACAAGAATGGCGGTAAGACCGTCTATCTCAACGCTGGCGACAACAAAAAGCTTTACCTTCAACTCCCCTTCATGCGCTCACCATATGGCCTGAGTGCGTTCACTGATGAGGGTACTGGGCGTACCACGTACTCTCTTGACCTGTCATTTGATAGCGACAATACCGAAGCTATGGAACTACATGACAGTCTCAAGGAGCTTGATGAACTTATCGTCAACACTGTAGCTGAGAACTCTAAGGAGTGGCTCGGTAAGGAGTTCAATGTCGCTGTTCTACGCGAGGCTCTCTACAAGCCTATTGTACGACCTGGTAAGGAACCTTACCCCTCTACTCTAAAGCTTAAGATTGCTACTAAACCCGATGGAACTTTTGTACCAGAGGCTTACAATTCACGTAAGGAGTCAGTCACTCTTGACACCATTGAGAAGGGTCAAAAGGCTATGGCTATCGTTGACGTTAGCTCCATCTGGTTCATTGATAACAAGTTTGGTGTTACTATCCGCCTTCAGCAGACCCTCCTTGAGCAGTCTACTAAGCTTCCCTCCTTCGCCTTCCAGGGTCTTGATCTCCCAGATACGGGTGATGAGGATGTTGAAGTTGACGAGGAGGATGTTGAAGTTGATGAAGAGTAAGAGTAAAAAATAAATAAATATGTACTTGTAAAAGTGTCATAAGTAACTTACTAACCTAAGTTAGTTATGAGACTCGTAAAGGTCATTGAAATGAATATTCTACAGAGTATCAAAAATGATGACTTTGACTCTCTCCATTTAAGGGAATATGTTTTATTGGAACACGCTAATCAAATGATTCTGTATCCCCAGACTAACCCCGAGAAGTTTATGACTTTTTGGATGGCTCTACACGACAATCATAATTTTGGTCTCATGATGTTTGAACGTTTCAAGAATACATGTGAGACTGCATTAGGTTCCTCAAAGTGGCATGATGTTTTAAAGGTATTTGCACACCCTACACTGTGCGGTGCGGTTTGTTCACAAAACATTGACATTTTGGAACATGTAAAGTTCCACGTAGAACCTGAAGTTATTTGGAAAGAAATTGAGAGTGAATTTGGAGTGGAGGATAATGAAGTCTATAGATGGTATCAGGATAATTTTTCTTAGGTTGTAATAAGGATGGTCAAGTTATCTTCAATTGTTAACATTGCCAATAATGCAAAGACAGATCAACAACGCAACGCGGTAGGTGTGGAACTCAAAAAAATACTTAAGGGTGCCAAGGGGTGTGATCCAAAATCTCAACTGTATGCCCCCCGGATGAATAGTTTAACTACAATTGAGAGGGGTAGACTTTTAAAAGTTGGTTCGGGTCAGTACGGTGCGGTATATTATGGATGCATAGATGATAAATGTAAGACAAAAGTTGCTATAAAGTTTACAACGGAACCAAGTGCTAAGATGGAGTATAACATCGCTGAAAAATTGAAGGGTATGGGTGTTCCACGTATGTATCATTTTAAAACGTGTGATAATAGGAATATTTTATATTTTGAGTACATCGATGGTATTTCACTTGAAAAGTGGATGAAAACTAATCCAGGTAATGATAAATATAAGTCTGTTATTCGCCAAGTTATAACCAATCTTTATAAGATTCATCAAAAATATCCAGAATTTAGACACCATGATCTTCATTGGAACAATATCATGATTACAAAGACACGTGATGGGGGAGTTAAACCAATCATAATTGACTTTGGTTTATCTGTAATGAAAGGTATAAAGAATCCTGGAGTGAATAACGGAGATTTTTTAACTTCTGGTATTGCTAGAAAATCTCATCCTATGTATGATGCCCACTATTTCCTGAATATCATTCAAACTTATACTCACAGTAAAGTTATCAAAGAGTTTGTCAGAAGTTTGTTCAAAAACCCTGATACGTATATGGTTAGAAACAGTCGTCATGTGTCAACATTACGTCTTCACCTCCTCGTGAAGCACAATAATCTACCAACTTTTGAAGACATTTTGAATGATCCATTCTTGACTGGTAAAAGAGAGAATGTTACTAAGAAGATTCTCAACACTGTGGCTAAAACTAAAAAGAACTTTGCCCCAATTGTGGTTGCCCCAAAACCAAAGATGGTCCCAACGCCAAGGGTTGTCCCTGGTGAAACAGCACTTGATAGAGCTAAGAGAATACTAGCAGGAGGTGTACAGAAGAAACGAGCTCCAATGAGGAAACCTGGTGTGTTAATTAAACGAAAATCACCTGTGCAAGTACAAGTTCCTGAAATTGAAAAGAAGGTCTACAAATTCATCAACATTAAGGGTAAAGAGCGTGTATACAAGACAAAGGCCTGGTACGAGAAGGCTTTATATAAAAATAGGGTTGCTCGAAATGGTAATAACATCACCCTCGCTAACCTCATGAAAAAACTGAAAATATAATTTATAATATTTACACATAATAAAACTATGTGGCTTCTAGCTCTCCTCATCCTTGTGAACATCTACCTGCTGACACAGACTGGTAAGCCTCGTGTCGTAGCGACCGCCTCTAACGGTGAGGAATGGACTATTTACGGGACCATGGGTTGTGGATGGACTCGTAAGCAGTTGGAGTATATGGAAAAGAATGGAAAGCCATTCAAGTTTGTTGACTGTGAGAAGGAGGGTTGCTCAGGTATGGAAGCCTTCCCAACCATCGTTCACCCCAGTGGTGAAAAGACCGTCGGTTACAGCGAGATTTAAAGACCTCGCACAATGGTCAGAGACAGTGCAAGGATAAAGGCATCAAGCATAGACTTGAGAGGCTTAAGGACGGTCACATGAGGGACCAGGGATCGGTTCCACGCAAATCGGAGGACGAAGGTCGCGATGAGGACGTTGAGAATGAAGATGAGAAGCTCGGTGAGCATGTCTGACTTATTTTCGGTCTTGATAATTTCCTTAAACATTTATTACATACGGATATTTTTTTTCTATATACATTATAAATGAAGAACCCACCTGTGAGTGGTTCTGAGAGGAAATTTACCGATAGAAAATGGGGTACGTCTACTGGTGTGGGTAATAATAATTGTTACGCCTACGCGGTTGGGGATTATGAGGCGTATCGGTGGCAAAAGTCCATTCCAGGTGATCGTTCCGGACTTTCAAATGGACCTCATAACTATACACACTGCACCAGTTTACCAGAGCGTGTTATTTCTGATAACCCAACAAAGATTTATCGTGCAAAACCAAACGAAAAGTGTAAGAAGGGGTACTATAAAGTCATGATGTTTGTCTCTCCTGGAAGACCAACAAACTACATTCGTCAAGGAGACTTTCACTTCTATGTGCAACACTCCGTTGTTGAGTATCGTGTTAAACCTAGTGACACCCAAGAGTCAGTGGCAAAATTCTTCAAAGTCCCACTCTCTAGAGTGAAACGTGCTGGAAAAATTGCACCCAATAAAAGACTGGTGTTCAAAGCCAATGTATTCAGTCACAAGAGGGGTTGGGCCACTGGGCCACTTCTGACTGATGCATCTGGTAAGTCTATCACAGACCCACGTAAAGCTGATAGGAACTACCCTGGTCTAAACTACGAGAAGTATTGTAGCTCATTCTGCGTCAAGGACAAGGGTATCAAGGTCGGAAAGACTCATCCCAAGGTCGGAAAAAAGACTGTCTAAATCTACAGTATCTTCAACATCAAAAGACATATCAAACATATCCATTATATTGAAGATAGCTTCACTCTGCAATGACACAGTGTTAGACTGCGCTGTGTAATTGTTCTGAACTGTCAATGTAACTTTAAACTTGGAAACATCAAATACTTTTCTACAAATGGGGCAGGTGTTCTTACCTTTATCTTTCCACTCTTGTATGCAGTGGGAATGAAACATATGTCCACAACGGATGGGTGGGTTGGTCCTTGTTGACCTTACCTCATTGAGACATATGGCACATTGTGACATTCTAAAGTACCATTTTAAAGTTTTTATTACAATTTACCACAGTTAATAAGTCTTAGACATATTGGTGTAAGTGTTGCATGGGTCACATTTCCCACGTGACTCCTCTTGAAGCTTGTTGAGAAACTCGGGACCTTGCTTTTGGAGAGCTTGACGGAAAGAGTAATTGTCCTCGAGACTGATACCATTTTTTTCCATCAAATAGTTGTTAGTAAGCTGGGCTGAAGAGTTGATGGTGAAGCATCGTCCATCGGCCATTCCAAGTCGTTGAGACATTTTGTTACTTTATGATCAGAAATTAATTCCCCTATTCGTAATCGTTTTGATCCAAGAGTGAAAACCTTTCCCCTTAAGGTGCTCAACCATGGGTCCACACTTGTGACCCAAAAATACATCGAATACATCTGTCTCTTCTGTACGAGATACACGAATATGGGGATTATCGTTGATGTGTTGATTGATGATGTTGTACCCAAATGCAATCTCCTTGAGGGTCTCCGCACCGGTAATGATGATCTTACCGGTTGAGAAGATACTTGTAGTGATTTCTTTCATATCTTGAGCTGGTTTGAACTTGATCTTGACAGCACTATATCTATCGGGTTCAAAAGAAACCTTAAAGATATCTGAGTGATTCTCAAAATGTTGAGCCACTCTCATGAGGTTGACGTTGTAGTTGAGGCTGAAGTTGGAGTTGATCATGACAACCCGGAACGAGTCCACTGGGACTTGTTTATCCATCACCAAAAAGGTTTTAAAGATGTAGCTCAATTGAGCTATGATCCTCTTACAATCAAAAACATCACAGCAACCAGCAACTTGAATGGAACCATTGGGAAAGACCTTTACAGATTTGGTACTGTACATATCATGGTATGTAAGTGTCACCTGATTGTAGAAAGTTGTAGGCTTCAACTTCCATTCAAATCCACCGTTACCTTTAGAACCGGAA